ATTTGGTTCAATTTATCGCTAAATTTTTGGCTTGATCTCGCAGCACCAAGCAACCCTTTGTCAGTATCTGTTGTTTGGCCTTGAAGTATCTGCATTGAGCGAGATGCTTTATTAGAACTCCTATCAAGATCAGCTAAGGCAGCCTTGACAGCGGCGATCGCCGCTACATCCTTGACATCAATGTCAATTACTATGGATACGCGTTCGTCAGCCACCAACAACCTCTATGCCTGTAAGTTTTTTGGGTTAGTAACCCCGGGACTCGACTTCTGCTTTTCGTCGATCTTCCTCAATAACTTTACCACAGGCTATTAAAATTAACCAATCTTCAAACTTGACGTTGAGCAAATTCAAAGGGCTCGTCCCAAACGCTTCAGCCAATCGAGCTGCGGTTACGACCCGATTGTCTTCAACGAGATCATCTAAGACGGATTCGTAGGGTTTTCAGTACTCTCCACCGTGTCACCATATCCAGCTGCGTCAATAATACTGAGAGCAGCTGATTCGACGTGTGGGTCGAGACCAAAGAATGCCAAAACACAGTCAGGCACAGCCCGCTTGGTTCCTGTCATTTCAAGAATTGACGGAGATGCAAAACCTAGGGCCTTGCCATCTTCGTAGACTTCTTCCCCATTCAGGTAAACACCTACGGTGCAATTACCAATAACAGTGCAAGCAAACTTTGTTGCATCAATTCCGTTTTTGGTATCTGATCCGCAATTCTTTTGCCAAGCTTTGATTTGTTGCTGTGTGATGTTTGGGCTGACCAAAAGCTGTACGCCTGGTCTCTCAGGGACGCTAATGAAAATGTCATTGCGTCTAACCTTTTTGCCGATAACACCACGAAGCTGACTAAGGATGTTGTCTGAATCTGCGCCATCGCTGGCATTGTCATTTTGAATTTCGTACAAGTTGTTGTCTGTCATAATCCAAAGACTAGCAACTCATTTGACCCCGTGGGGGACACCTAGCTTTATTGTTTAGCTAAGTCCTGATTACTGTGCAGGCTCACCACTGACAGCAAATGTCAGGGCAAATGTTGCTGGTGCACCCGAAGAAGAGTCACCATCTGGCTCTGTTAAACCAACAAGAAGAGCCTTGGAGTAAATTCTTTCGGATTGGTTGTTCTTCAGGTCGCAATCAGTGTCATAAACCTTGACTTCGTAGTAAGCACGGCCAACAACGAGTCTAAGGTTTTTGAGGATTGTCCGTTCGTCCGAGGAGTAATGTCTTGTGAGGGTGACATCGCCAACCTCTGAAGGGGCACAAAGAACTTCTGGGAACTTCTCTCCACCAACATAGATTTTTTCTACGGCTGCTGTGATTTCACCACCGGAAATTTGTGCAAAAAACCCAGTCAGTACGGGGCCGCTAACAGCCTCACCACCAACTGGTGTGATCTCTGCGAAAATCTGACGCTGAGCAAGTTTTTTTGACATATATGGCCTCCGTTATAAAATTAGACGAGCGACGCCGTCAGGTTGGATTTAACGATTTCAACTTCAATCGTCTCGCCAATTGACGATACTCTTGCGCCGACTTTTGCCTTGATCGTTCCGCTAGCGAGTTGGCTAACTGGGTTGATCGAGTCGTTGACCTGAACTGAATATCCTGGGTCAACGATCTTTCCACTTGCATCAACAGCTTCATATAGACCGCCAGCTTGACGGATTCTATCCATGATGGCAGTCAATGACGAACCAATTCTTGCGAACAGGGCACGACGTCCATCAATTGGTTGAAACACGAGAGCTTCAAGCGATTGTTTTGCTTCGTAGACGATGTAGTTAAGAACTTCGCGTCCATTGATGAATCGGTAGTTTGCTGTATCTGAAGAAATGGAGCGAGCCCCATAAATTCTGACCGTTCCGCTAACTAGTTTAATTGGGTTTACGGCATCAGCAACAAGCTGTGACTCTTCCGTTGAAGAAAGAACAACAAATGGACTTGTCACAAAAGATGCTTCCGTCGCTGCGCCAGCGTATGCTGCCCACGGACCAACGGCATTTTGAATCTTCGCTCTCTTGCCTGCAACATATCCCTCATTCGGAATAATTGATGTCAACGAACCATTTGGAACTTTTACCCATGGATAGTAGAACGCTGCGTATTCGGCGCCAACGGCGTCGGCATAAGCGGAACCCGCACTAGCGGCACCAGAAGGTGTTTCGTCTCTGTCAAATCCAAGGATCGCAATACGCCCATAATTTTTTGCGTGTGCAATCAACGAGTCATAATTGTCTGATGTGTAAAAACCTGGTGCAGAAATTGCGCCTGGTCCGAAAGAATCAATGAAGAACTCTAAAGATTCTGCAAGGTCACCATCGTCTAGCGCTCCACCATTTGCTCCAGCAGAAAAAGCGACGGTCTGAATCTTTGGGATTCCCTCTTCTTCGCCAATTGCTGCAGTCACATAAAGACCGGCTGTTGCGCTGTTGTTGATTTCATCAACTGCATTTGCTACAGATGTGTGTGTTGTTGTTGTGTATACAGTTTCACCGCTAAGCGAAATTGCAATCTTAAACGAAACACCTGCTGTTGGTTGCGTCACCGTTGCGCTTAGTGCGGTATTGGCCCATGTGCCTTCGCCTGATGCTGTGAGAACTAAACATTCATCATTGGTTGCATTGTCAAGAATTGCTTCTGCTGACGCCGCGTCGTCTGGGATCACGCGAGAGACATACGCACGAGCGCCGCCTTCTTCAAAAAAGGCTTCAAGAGTTTGGTGAACCCAACCACTCGATGTGTAGCCACCATAGACAGTCTCGTATTCGGCGATGCTGTGTACAGCAATTGCCTTACCTTCTGGTCCTCTTTCGGTTACACCTGCAACAAAAAACGTTGCTGTTGGGGTAACTTGAGTATTTGTAGGGCCCGTTCGGACCGCAGTTGTGACGACTACACCTGGCATTTTTTCCTCCGCTAGAGATGGAGACTCAGCTATGAATATGAGCTACAGCGATTATAGTGAACTACTGTCTGACTTTGGCGTAAGTTCCTCTTCTTCTGACCGAATATCTTCAACGGTCTCAGATTGAGCAACTATTTCGTCAACAACCTGCAAAGACTCCTCGCTAAACGAAGCCTCAGCGGATTGAACTTCTTCGGTTTCTGGCATTTCTGGTGCCGTCACCTCTGTTGTTTCTTCTTCAGCCACCTCGACTATTTCTGATTTTTTCTTCTTTGCTTTCTTGGTTGAGGCGGCAGGAGAAACAGAAACATTCGTTGAAGCTTGTTTTTTAACAATTCTTTTAGTTCTTAAATTGTGTTGGACAATCGGGTCTGAGTCGTCAACCACTGCGTATCCCGATGGTGGAACCAAAAACCCTGGTGTTCCAACACGGAATGGGCGACCTGAAATATTTTGAACAAGACTTTGACCGTCGCCAACAATTGCTTGCTGCGGATCAGTTATGGATTGAAAATGATACATAGTCAGATTATACCTGTAAATCTTCGCCAAATCCGTTATTACGAACCGTGAGGTCAATTTCCTGGAGAGTTCCAATGTTTTCTCTTGTAATTGCTTCTTCCATTACCACGTCGTAACCGATAAATGCGCCGGCCATAACTCTGTCACCCTTAAGCAAGGTCAAGTCTGAATACTCTTCAGTGAGTGTTGACTCTTCGATTCTTGCATCCCTAGACGAATCATGCCTATTGAAACATGGGTAATCCATCAGGGCTGATCTGACCACTGCTGTCAAGCGATCTCTCATTAGTGTCGCCTCTTCGGAGCCACCACCCCTAACCCAGACATATGTCCTGAGTGCGTATGTGACATTGTAAACGGGATCAAAACTTGACTCGTGGATGTACCTGTTAAAAGATTTTGCGGAGATAGCGACAGTGATTATCGTGGGCCACGAATCAAGCGCAAGCGGCTCATAACTAAAATACTCAACTGGTTCGGGCAGGGATATGTCGTCAAGGTTCCAACCGTTCCTATATCTGACAATTCTTGTCGGTATGTCAGATTTCAAAAAAGTTGTTACATAGTCCTTGGCAAAGTGCGAGCCATACATCAACTCAGAGCTCATGCGAAATCACCGACAATCCATTTTCCTGCGTCTTCGCCAACTGACCGAGCAAATCCGGCAGGCTCAAAAATAATTTTTCGTTTCGGCATTTTTCGTGTTCCATATTGATGAAACTTTGCGTATTCAACATTTGTTCCGAACTCCGCCCTGGTTGGGGCAATTGAAGAAATACCTGAAGTCATATTGCTGACACTTCTGAATAACTTTCCGTTACCGACCATTATTGGTTTTCCGGGAAAGCGAATCGCCTTCCATGCAGCATACTGCGGGTCAAGGGGAGCCCACCCTCCAACTGGCAGACCTTGCGCAGTGAAGTTTGCAGCATTAGCTAATTCAAGTTGTTTTTTGGCTTTAATAAAAATAGGTTCAAAAGATTTAGACCTAATAAACATTAGATCCATCTTTGCTTGCACCTTCTCGGTTCCCTTTACTTTTATATCGATATTGACTGTCAACTTATTCTCCTGCGACGATAAGACTTGAGAGCCAAAAGTTCTCGTTCAAGAAAACCTGTTTCGGCGACTGCCACATTCCGTGGATTCAAATCTTTTACTCCAACAACATCGTCGTGCATGTTCTGCACTTCTCTAGTCGCGGCACGAAGAATCATCAACTTAAACATTTTTATGTTTTCGCCATCAAGACCAGCAGTGTATTCAACTGTAATTTGATCGTTTGGAAGGCATCCAAAAACCTCTAAGCCCCATCTATGAACAACATACCCAGTACCAGAAGCGCTAACAGAACCCCCAGATACAAAAGCACCAGAAGCGTTAAATGTGTTCGCAATAGAAAAAGTAGTGGTTGTTTCATCCGTGATTTGTTTTGCGGAAACGTTATACACAGAGGGGTTCATTCCGTCAATGGTCACATATTGCCCAATGGTAAATTTGTGCGCAGTTGGTGTTGTGTAAACAACATTTGTTCCAGAAACAGAAACATTCGTAATGGTTGATGTTCGTTTAATTGTTTCTCCAAGCAGAATGTCGTTAGAGAGACTTCTTATGCGTACGGAAGAAACTTTACTTATCGGGCTATTGCGAAGAGGTAAGTGGACACCTGGAACCAAGAACTCGATGGATTGATCTGATGTACTTATATTTGAGTCA